ATTTTTGCCCCTAGGCGAGAACACCTGAGTTTCACCTTCCGCAAATGGAAGACAACAACAAGCCCCTGCGCGGCAAAAAGCGCACCAGCGTGACTGCTGTGGAACAGAACAAGTCCGTCTCTTCGAACGTTTCGAAGAAGAAGAAGGTCAGCGCGCTCACCATCGCTCAGCTGCGAGCTGCTGCGAAGCGTCCGTCGGTCGTCGTCATCGTCGCCCCTCCCGGGTCCGGCAAGACGACGCTCCTGCGCCGCTTCAACCAGATGAACGAGCTGTACGATGCCAGCCATCTCGGTCAGATCATCTGCCAGGACGCTGACGACCACCATGCGGTCGCCGACGTCTATCAGCAGATGCGCAACGAGCACGGTTCCGGCTGGTGGGCCAAGCCTGAAGTGGCCATCTTCCGTCATCCCGCGATGGCGAAGGCGCTTCGGATGTGCCTCGACAGGCAGGTCTACCACTGCAGCCGCAACTACAGCGTGAAGCAGCTTCGCTATCGCGACGCCGTCGTCGTGACAGCTGAGACTCGAGTGCTCGAGCTCATGAAAGACATGAGCGAGGATAACAAGGCCGACTTCCTCTTCGTTCCCTGGCTTCCGCCTCATCACCAGCACCAAGCCAACATGCTCTCGAGGCGCGACAAAGCGGAGCGTGGACCCGTCTGGCTGGACGACGACCTGATCCGCAATCGGGACTACTTCTTCCGGCAGTACCAACAGTACATGGACGCCGTGATCGAGTGCCCTCTGCCCCACGTGGCCTACTCTGACGTAGGCTACGCTATCGGCGAGGCTCATCGTCACGCTGAATCCTTGTTTCAGTTCGTGATGACGTGGCTCGAGAAGAAGCGCCGCAACCGAGCTATCGCAAGCACCGACTACCACATCGCGCGCTGCGAGCACGTTCTCCGTTCGAGAGAGCGTGAAGTGAAGAAGCTGCGAGACGAGTACGACCGCAAGCGGAACAGGCACCTCAACCCTGAGCCGCAGGCGACCGACGACGACTCCAACTGCTAATCTCCCCAACCCAGAACACCCATGCTAGAGAACTACGACCTGGTCCCCCAGGACGACGGCTTCTACGTCTACGAAGCCAGCATCACGGCTCAGTTCGACATCCGTGCCCGAGGCACGGTCGAGCTGCAGCCCAAGTGGAGCAAGCACAAGCTTGTCCTCTCCGCTGCGACCATCGACGAGGCTACCGCCAAGGCGCATCACGCTGCGCGGTATCTCACGGAACGTGACTTCGCCTGCGACGGCGATGTCGTCAACTTCCGTGTCACCAGCTGCGTCGTGCAGCACAACGTCGGCGAACTGTGATCCTCACGTCACAGGATACGGTGCTCATCGCTTCTAAGCGACGGGCGCTCATCGACGACCTCTCCGCCGTCGGCCGCCTCTCAGCTCTTGAGCTGAAGCGTCTGATCGTTGAGGATCTGGCCACGCACGACCCTGAGCAACTCAGGGAACGCGTGTTCTCGGAGCTCGGTTTCGACTCGCTGACCAAAGCGCTCCGCAACGGAGCGATCTCCGTCACCGCGACCGAGCACGATCACTCGGGCCAGACCTTGTCTGACCTTCGCGTCATCAACTTGCTGCGTCAGTGGCTTGGCTGGTCGGCGTTTGAGCGTATCATCGTCACCCACGACCGTGGGTGCAACGTTGACACGATCGAACCCGTCCTCAAGCCGCGCGACGTCTACGCGGGCAACCCGCGTCTCATGATGTACGCCTATCGGCAGGCGATGGCCTACTGCCACCTTGGCTACTACCTTAACAGGGGTAGGCTCCACACGCTGTTCGTCCGCAACGAAGGCGACGAGCAGCTTCGGATGCGCTTCGCTCACCGCGAGGCGTCCTACGGCGTGTCGCTGTACCTGTTGAAGAACATGGCTCCCATGTTCTTTAACCTGTACAACAAGGATCGAGGCGACCTCCTCGGTCACGTTGAGCATATCTGGAACTTCTCCGACGAGAAGCCCGACATGCCCAAGAACTACGGCTCTCACCTCCGCGACGTCATCGACGAGACGGAGTGGGACCGGGGCTCTCCGCTTCCCGACCTGTGCGAACACCTCTTCGTGCCCGACTTCATGATCGAGCACCATGAGATGCAAGACGCGCTGGACGCGATGATGAAGCTCCTCAACTTCAAACGCTCCAAACATGCCTGACTACGTCGTGCATGCAGGACCCGGCTGTGGTAAGTCCACGCTGATGAAGAAGATGCCTGGCACCTTCTTCGATCCTGAGGACTGCCCTCAAGCAGTTCACGAGCGACACACTCCGAGCCACCCCTTCTTCAAGGTGTGGGACCGGAAGCCGTGGCGCAAGAACTACGAGGGCTGGGAAGCCGACCTCGAGGCACTAAACGACCGCTACGTCGTTTGGGCGAAGAACCGACCTAAAGGGTCGATCGTCGTCGCAAACGTCGCGAACAGCTCTACCTTTCTCAAGAAGGCGGGGCTGCGCCTGGCGGTCACCTGCTTTCGCACGCCGGCCGAGACGCTCCGCGTCATGGCTGCGCGAGCGAAAGCGGGCCACGACCTCGAAGGCGCAGGTTTGCCCGACAAGGACATCGTTTCCACCTGGTACGATGGTTGGACGAAGTCCGTCACCTGGCGCCTCAGTGAGGCGCCGCCCGAGATCGATCCGATGATCGGTCTGATGGTGCTGCAGATCGGCAGCAAGCACTATCTATCTGACTACGCCGATGCAATTATCCAGCATATCCGCTGGAAGTAAAACCAAGACCATGAACGAAGAAGACACTGACGTGACTTCCGCTCCGGCCGAGGTTGCTGATACCGCCGAGCAGGCCAAGCCTGCTGAGGTGGTTGAAGCGCCTAAGCCCGAACCTCGCGCCGACGCGCCCGCCGAACGGCTCAAAGCCGAACTGCTGGCGTTGTTTGATAGCGAGTCCCCGGTTGGCGATCGAAAATCGCAAGCCGCAGCGTTGATCAAGACGCTTCTGGAACTGTCTCCCGCACCAGGGAACAGCACCACGAACCCGGAACCTTCTATGAAGGTAGAGCGCAGGCTCAACTTCCTGCCAGTTCGTCCCAAGGTCGAGTACAAGTCGGAGCGAATGCCGACCACTCCCTATGAAGGCCTCAAGCGTCCCAGTTAAGGGCTACATCGTCCACACTCCTTCCGAGAAGGAGCAGGGCGAGCTGCTCGGCCACGTCATCCCGCGCCGAAGGGGTCCTACCCCTTCGGTGCCCGGGGTGTCCATGGCTGAAGGCCTGCTCATGGGCGACGAGATGTACGCTTTCGCGGGGTACGACGAGTACCTCGGTCTCTGCACCGCAGAGATGAAGTCGAGACCTGTGCCACAAGTGTTTCCCGCTACCGAGACCAAGCGACTAGACTCGCTGTTCGACGGCTACTACGGAGACCTACTGTACCAGTTCATCCTTCCGAATATGCGTGCGCCTTACCAGACGTACCAGAAGACGAGCAAGGTAGGTTGGCCCGGCTTCTTCATTCCGAACAACAAGACCGCTTACGTCATGTCGTTCATGCCTGAAGTGCTGGCCGGCGACCTCAGTCGCTTCGACGCGTCGTTCATTACTATGAACGTTCGCCTGCAGGTTGACCCTATCTCCAAGGTTCGAGACTATCAATTCGTTGATAGCTCGGGCGGAGTTTACGGTGTGCCTGTTGACGCGAAGTTCAAAGGCGTGAAGACGCCAGCTGGTCCTCGTACCGCGTCTCGAACTCGTAACGTGTTCAACTTGATGGTCACGAATCTGATCGCACAGCCGTATGACTCGGCTGTCATCGATTTGTACAACAAGTGGCCCGCGTTTCACCATAACATCTTCGGCAACGAGCTGCTTCCCGTGAAGGGCGAGCAGCACATCTGCCTGGACGTTAAGATGTTCGAACGAGCAACTGCTACATGCAACCGAATCCGCGCTGCCTACGTTGGCGGCGTATACGGTGCTATCAAGCAGCAGAACGCTCGTGTGCCTTTCTGTTGTCCGACCGACGACTGGAAGGGCGCTCGCATGCTGTACGTCGACCGTTCCTCCGGCTTCTCAGAGCAGTACGCGTCAGGTGACTCAGCAGTGGCTCCTTCTCAGAAGGAGATCCTGCACATCATCTACGCTTCCTTCTTCGAGAAGTATCTCGGCTACACCCGCGCGAACGCGATTCGACAAGTCGCTGTCGGCGGTGAGCCAAGGCTCACGATCCGGAACTTCGGGGACGACAATTCGATCGACGGTGATTCATCCGTGCTGCGTGATTTCATGCAGTACGCAGGTGAGTTTCTGAACGTCGAAGAAGAGAACCCGCCCAAGTTCCTAGGCTTCGTGTGGTACGGTAACAAGTGGCAGCTCCCTGTCATTAGCTACCTTACCAAGACCTACGAGAACGAGAGGCGACCCGGCTCCAACTTCAGAAAGTATCCCTTTCTGGGTTGGGTTGAGCGGCGGAACATCTACCGCAAGCTCGGCCATCCGGACATCGTCAAGATATGGGAGAAGGAAGACCAGCTCCTCGCGAGAATAGGTCTTCCATGGTACCGTATCCTCGAGCTCGCAGACAAGGAGCGACGAGAGGCGTTCTTCGCCAAGGAAGACGCCACCAATCCGTACATGTTGCAGAACAAGGAGTATCTACTCACTCCTATGCAGCAGAAGGCGCTTGGCACAGTCGAGTTGCTCGAACCAGCGGCAACCGGCCCGATTATCAAGAAGCTGGTCTCCAAAAACGTAGCCTCAAAACTACAATTCTAAAATGCCACGCGCACCTAAGAAGCAACGCTCCGGAGTAGCATCTCTCGGAGCAGTCGGTTTCGGCGCTAACCTCGGCGAGCTCGTTCAAAACGCGCTCGACAAGGGTAGCCTCGACAACCTTCTCAAGAACCTCCCCGCTAAGGTCAACGACGAAGACAAGGCACGCCTCATTTCGATGCAGGCGTACCTCGAACTCTTCGAAGCACCTGACAAGCTGGGCATCCGTCCCATCGACCTCGAGAAGAAGGAAATCGAATTCCCAGACGCTAAGGGCGATAAGCACTACCTGCCGCCCGGTTTCTACCTCGTTACAGGAAGCACCGGCGCGGGCAAGTCCATTAACATGGCTGCCCTCGCTGCGCACATCTTCCTAAACTCGAAGGTCGACATGCCCGCGCGCTACGTATACATGTACGAGGCACGTGGTCCTGACCTCTCCGCGGGCGACCTCGGCCCTGCGAACTGGATTCGTCTCTTCTCAGCCATTCTCGGCATTACGAAGGACGACACCAAGTTCGGCGCTGGTTCCGAGACCAACGCCTCCGTGCTTGCCACAAGACTTAAGCTCAACGCTTTCGTTGGTAAGCTAGGAGATGGCGAGCCACGTCTGCTGGTACTCGACTCTCTCTCGCTGCCCATGCGCGCGCACTCGCGCAACGCTGACGGCCGCAAGGGTGAGTCGACGATGTCCGGTGGTCTTCAGCCGTCTGACGTCGACTTCACCGTCGCGATGGAAGCGATGGCCGTTGCTAAGAACCTAGTCATCCTGGGTATCGTTAACAACGACCTCGTTCCCTTCGTCGACAAGCTCGAAGGTGTTACAGAAGGCCTGGTATCCGTCGAGGGACCAGGCATGCTGCGTTACCGCCAGCGTTCGGATCGCAAGCTGACGTACTGCGAGCTTCCGAAACGCGCCGTTGATCTCGGCGCTGAGTTTCTTCACTATCCGGAACGGCAAGTTGCGGATATCTTTGACCTTACCGGCTACGTCGCCGGTTGAACCAAGCAAGCAAGCATACACATGTACCGAAACATCGGTTATTACGTAGCTTCGCAAGCGTCCGTGATCATCCCCGCTGCCAAGCAGCTGTTGGGTGCAATCGGAGCTTCGAAGATCGAGCGCGAAGTCGCTGAGGCGTTCCGTCAAACGGGATACTCCGACCGCCGCTTCATGAAAGACTTCACTGAGATGGATCCGCTCCAGATCAGCAAGTCCGACCTGTTCAACGAAGCCAAGGGCGAGAACTACCGCAACATGCTGTGGATGATGTACACCATCAACGCAGCGAGCGGCTGGGGTGACCACCGCCCTACGAAGCTCAAGTACACCGAGAATCCGTTGATGACGCTCGATGAAATCCTAGCTGACTGCCTTCAAGATCATCTTGACAAGGCGCTTCAGGAGATCGGAGCCATGTGGCCTGAGAAGACCAACATGGAACTGTATCGTACGCATCTGGGCGCTCTGATTAAGCGCATCGCTCACATCGATGCGTATCGTTCGTTCATCGCTGACAAGCTTGAACGCTACATCGGCGATCTCACCTACCGTATGAAGATCGGCGAGATCTCGGCCAACAGCCTTGATCAGTTCGATCGCACGCTCCTGGTGCACACGATCTACAAGCAGACCCCTGATCTGCTCAAGTGGACGGACGAGAACGGGAACTCGCACACTCTCAACGTGCGCATCGACCAGAAGGATTCCGATCCTCTGATCGCTCCCGAAATCGCGCGCATCAAGAACGTCGTCAAACCTGGTCCGTGGATGCGCTACACCACGCTCGTCTCAAACGCTGACCAGCGTGAACTGATGTTCCTGCTGTCGCCCGTCGCGAATGAGCTTACCACGGTCACCGGCTACATGGTGCCGATCGGTCCGTTCTTCGAGACGCATCTCGATGTCGCCCATCGCATCCCCTGGGGCACGGCTGAGCAGTTCTCCGGCTTCATCGAGAACGTTCAGTTCCCGCAACCTCAGACCGCGGCGCAGCGAGGTTACGGTTTCCGTAACCCTGCCTTCCGACTGCAGGTCCTGCCTCCCAACCCGGACCCCAAGTCAGGCAAGCAGTACACTGAGCGGTGGTATCAGCCTGCCACTCCTTCGTTCGACTACCCGACGCTCGATATCATCAACGATTCCGACGCGCAGGGACAGCCCGATCTGAAGTTCTCGTGGTATTCGCCCACTAAGCAGGTCATGGTTCACACCAGCGCTGGCGCCACAGTCAATACGATGCTACTCGACCTAGCTCTGACTAACACTCAAGCTGGTGAATCTGCTGTCGACTTCCTCAATATCCAGGACTTCAAGTTCGTGGATCTGACGGACGACTCGATGGCCGATCGACGCATCGTTGCTGACGCCAAGACGTCATTCGACGACGCGCCTCACCTGCGTAACCGCATCTACGAAGATATCTTCTACTTCGAAGGCGGAAAGACGTTGAAGAAGATGGAGAATGTGGACGTGACGTTCCTTACCAATAAGCTTGGTAACGTGACGTTCCGCCCCGCTCTATCCCGCTTCTTCATTCCGTCGATCGCCTGGTTTAGCCAGCCCGACAGCACCGCCGTTGATTTCATCATCGGCAAGCTCGGTCTCGGCAAATACGACGCGATGCGCTCGAAGCTCGCTATCACGATGTCGCACAATGCGGCGGTCTACAAGCGAGTCACCGGCAACGAGAAGGTTCCCTTCGATCTCGAGAAGCGAATCAAGGCACTGCACAACATCGAGTATACCGTCAGCGTTCCCACTCAGAAAGCGAAGAACTAATGTCGCACAACATCACCCTGGAACTTGGTGATAACCAAGTTCCCCTCGTGGTCCCCGACTGCGCCATCCTGTACCAAGTACAGGCTGGTCAGCAGAACGCGGCCACGGGCAAAACCTCCTACGGAGTGAAGATCTGGTACTACACCGAAGATCACCTCCGCAACGGAAAGAAGATCTGGGAAGTGGCCACCCAGATTTTCGAAGAAGAGCGAAAAGCTGGTCGAGCCGCCCGCTACGTCGTCATCGATCCGCGCACCCAAGGTACGCCCGATGAATGCAAGACGGTCGACTCCGAGCTGTACGCGTTCCAGTCCGATCAACTCGGATACTGGGAAGCTACGGACAGCGGTTCGACCGCTCTCGATCTGCTAGCAGAACTCGGTCAGTCCATTGCTGACGCGAAAGCTCAAGCTGCAGGCGGCATCTTCGCCGCGAACCTCGAGAAGAAGCAATCCACTAAAGGCGCGACTCAGGTCGTGCAAGACAAGCGATGAGCATAAGCTTCACGCTAGACGGCATGTGGATAGCCGTCATTACAGGTACCGTGTGCCTGTTCCTACTAATCAAGGCTTTATTTAGAAAGCCCTGAGACAAGGAGCC